ATGATTATATTTTAATTATGTGTCCAAAGGTAAATGCTTTATTTTTATAATAAAGTGGAATTGCCTATAGATTCATCAATCAAATGATTTTCTTTCCATTTCATTATTATATCTATTTATAAATCAAAATATTACTAAGAATACATCTTGCTGTTTTTAGAGTAATTAACTATATTGTATATATAAGCACCCCATTCACCACTGTAATAAATTATAGGTAATGCCAACACCTATATACCACCCGTTAGGATAGCCATACCCAGACTGCAAGCCTACCCCCCATCTTTTTCGTTTTGCTGCAAACGGTACTGGTATCCTAATTTCTCGTGTCCGGGTATAGACCTCAATACTATCCATCCTGACATCATACCCAGATACCCAAGCTCGGTAAAGACTATCGTCGTATACCTTCTGAGTAATTGGTATAACTACTTCTACCGAATCAACAGGAGCAAGACAAGTATCCCCCTTAGAAGTACACGTATCCTTTTTGACAGGCAACTTCGCATACTTATACCTGATTATTATACTATCCCTAGGTACTGGATAATAGAAAGGAATAGTTTCGACATATTCGGTTGTGTCCGGACTGGATACTAACACAGATTCTTGTTGGCGGTTCCACAAAAATAGAACCACCAAGGCTAACAACACAATCAAAATCCAAGGAAGAGTTTTCATGGCCGGATCACTGTATTACGAAGAAAATTAGAAAATTCACTCCTGACATCGAAGCAGGGGCAAGCCTTGATATATTCCGCTGGTTCCACTTCCCCGTTGCCGTCCAAGTCCGGTGATGTATCACGATGGCCCAACACTTCGATAATAGGATACTCCTTGCAGAGTTTAGCAACCAATTCACGCAAAGTTACCTTTTGAGCGATCGTTCTTGTGTCTGCGGGCTTTCCGTTTGCATCCAAACCACCTATGTAGCAGATGCCAACACTATGCTTATTATACGAAGATTCGCTAAAACCTTTCGTATTGCAATGTGCCCCGTCAATGGATAGCGGGCGACCGTTCTCTACCATTCCATCAAGGTCTATGACGAAGTTATAACCGATCTGACTAAAGCCTCTTTGCTTGTGCACCCGGTCAATGTCCTTTGCACGTAAATCCTGTCCGGCACGTGTGGCCGAACAATGAATGATAATAGCATCAATTTTCTTCATTTCTTCTCCTCCTTATTCTTTGTTATTGGACCAATCTTTACCAAATTGACACGAAAAATGATAGCTATCAAAATGGCTGTTCCTAGCCAATGCCAAGAATCTTGAAAAATAAACTCCAAAACTTCAATCATTTTGCACCTCCTTTTTGTAAGTAGTTCGTTAGATATGGTATGTTCTTTATAAACTCAACACTTAGAACATAATGCAGGAAAGCTACTACCTTGTAACCATTACTAGAGTTAGGGAGAATCTCTTTTATGTTTCGAAGAATGTTCACCCCGTAGAAATAGAAAACGCTATACGTAATAAATGAGACACATTGTAGCGCACCTTCCGGATTTCCCTTGTGTTCACCTATAAAGTAGATGCAGCTAACCAAGGCAAAGAAAATAGTTGCTTCTACGATACACCTCCAAGCTTTTTTAAAAGAAAAACTCTCATGATTGATAAGGAGTGCAGTAAGCAGTCCACAAATGAAATTAAGAGCAAATACTGCAATAAGACTTTTGATCTCCCCAGAGATAGGATTGAGATAAGCAGCTATGCCGGTAATCAATCCAATAAGTAAGTTTTTGAAATAATCCATAATCATTTATCTAAAATATTAATACTTCATTTCAAGACCTCACCACAATCGTCAATGGCTGTCTGAAATACCTTCTTCACTTCGCCAGAGGTTAGCCCATGATCCTCATGTAGCGAGAAGCCGGTTACTCCATTTCGCGATGCATTGAAGAATCCGACAGTCGTTTCATCCTTGACAATCTCGGCAGTAATATCTTTCACCGCTTCGGTACCACGGGTTGACATTCTGTATTTAACCCTGATAGCATCCGTAACCTTAGTTGAAGCGGTGCTGTTAGTTGCTGTAATGTTCATTCCTTGTTTCCTCCTTCTATTAAATCATAAATTTGTCCGTATGCACCAGATACAAAGAAGTCTGCGCAAATTTCCTTCAATAAGGTAGCATCTTCTGTCTCTATATCAAGTACGCCACGATTGTTAATAACCTGTTGTAACATCTTGTATGCACGTAACTTTTTCGACATATCCAAACCCTGTTGAGGATTAGAACCTGCTGCATAAAGTGCTTCTGCAACCACATCACGTAGAAACTGTTTTACCTCTTTACCGTTGACTGCTTTAATAGCCTCATTGCCTTTAAAATCAAGTAAAGGCCTGTTTAAATTTACCTTCATAATTGTTTATATATTAAGCGATTGATACCAACAATCCTTTTCTAAATTTCATATTACTACCAAAATCGAAATCAATACCTTGGTAATAGTTAATCCCACCATTTCCATCCCTAGATGTAATACAGCCAAAATTATCAGCTAAGCACAATTCACTTGACAATGTTCCTTTCACGTAAACGCCTCCATCAAAGAAGCCGGCATACGTTGTATTTGCCTGTGGATAGTTTCTGTCTGATGCATTTAGATTCCTGGAGGCATAAATACATGCTCCACCGAAGTTTGAACCGATTGCAGCGACCCCAAAACGCCCATCTGTTTCTGCATTGAAAGTTACATTAACAACACCTTCTTTTGAAGTTCCAGAGCCTAATTTCAAACTACGGGACGTTCCACCAAAGTATCCTGAACGTGTCCATACAAGACGACCACTCTCGATGGTAAAACCACCTATAAAACCGGAATCTGCATCAATTCTACGGACTTTTATCAATTCAGTATTCAGGTAACCGCCTACCACGATGGTAGTGCCTAACTTTGCATATTCAACTGCATCCTCAAATGCCAACTTACCTAATCCATCCCTGTCAATCTTGGAGTTAATCACTGTCTGCAGGTCACTATGTAGTGCGGTGATTGTAACAGCACCTTCTAGGTTAATCTTTGAAGAGTGAATAGTCGTTTCACCTGCCGCCTGGTTGATATAAGATATAAGCGTATTGCCATTTTCCAGCTCTTTAGAAGCATAAATTTTATTTCCATCGGCCGTGGTAATCCATCCGGCAGTATCTATCCTTTGCGTTAAGCTATCGACCCGCGTCACCTGTGCGGAGATTTGAGTATTGAGAACTTTCAATTCAGCGAAGCACTGATCTGAATAGTCTTTCAATTTATCCTGAATAGCTTTATTCGCGACTTCAACCGCTGTATTGAAACTAGCCAAGGCAGAATTAAACAGGGCAAACTTATCATCTACATTCCGCTTTTCCTCAACGGTCGTCTGTCCGTCATAGATAGCTACATTAATTGCTGCAATAAGATTGTCAATAGCACCAAATAGAGATATTTTAGCATTAAGCAAACCAGTTTTCGCTTCACCTTCCAGATATGAATTTGCGTACAGTTTGTTATAGGTAGCTTCGACGGCTGCCCTTGTATTTTTGACTGTATTTAGATACTTCTCAATGGCTAAAGCCTCTGCTTCCGTAATAATGCCGTCAGCAAATGCTCCGTCCACATAGTCGTGTAAACCACTAACTGCGCTGTTTGCCTGTTCCGCTGCTTTGCCGGCATCTTCTGCGTCTTGTAAGGCTTGCAATGCTTCTTTCATAGCGGCATCCGAGAACTCCTTTAGCTTATCCTGAATAGCTCTATTTGCAGATTCTACGGCTGTATTGAAATCAGCATAGGCACTATTGAAATAGGCAAAATTGGCATCAACGTTTTGTTTCTCTTCCGGTGTTGTAAGTCCGTCTGCAATAGCTGTATTAATTGCATTTATCAGGTCTGAAATACACCCCATAAGGGTAACTTTAGCATTTAATAAACCCGTTTTGGCAGACCCGGATAAATACACATTAGTGTATAGCTTGTTATAGGTAGCTTCAATCGCCGCCTTTGCATTATTAATCGTATTGATATACTTTTCAATAGCTTTCGCTTCGGCCTCCGTAATAATACCATCGGCAAATACTCCATCTACATAACCATGAAGCCCTTCTACTGCATTATTGGCCTGTTCTGCTGCTTTACCAGCATCTTCAATTTCTTTGTGAGCTGCTTCCCATTCAGACAGATTTTCCAATCCGGACGATCCGGTTTTAATTTGAATATTTCCGCCTATTTCACCTTTTACCAAATTGAAATACGTCTCCCCATCCGGGGAAATTATCTGTTCAGTAGTTATCCGTCCCGGCAGAATTTCCGTAAATCCATACAGTTCAACAAAACTGCGATCACCTTCATACTCGCTGTTGAGGACACCGACTAGGAAGTGATAATATCCTGCTATGCCCTCCATCTTAATAGCCGTTTCGCTTAGAAGAAACGTACCGGTTTGATTCTCATTGCTACATTTAACATATAGATAAAACTTCTTTGCAGGGTCAATGAGTACCGGAGAATCATAATTAGCCATATCCCAATACTTATATTCATTGGGCTTGTGGGAAGATGAAAGAGCACTAATTCCTAGCGTCATGTGTTGGAGAATACCTGCCGGAGCATTCAGAATTCTTGTGTTGGCATTATAAGTAATATTGTGAGATATCTGTGCCGGATTCGTTTTTGAGTTCACAAACCGGAACTGCAAACTTTCATCACCTACAAGCAGTTGCATAGTTGAAACAGTTATCGGATTGACAGATCCAGAGAAATTCAACAATGCATCTTCCAGCATCGACATCGTTTCCTTTGCGTCCCGGAACCGTCTCTTGGTGAATTGCAATGCATCCTTATGCTTGCTATCTACCGTCACTTCGTTTGTCTCAATCTTATTCATATCACTTGAGACAGATGTACCAACCGGCTCGTTTGAAAGTTCAATTTCGGGTGAATACGGATTATTAACATAGCGCTTGATTCCGATCATCCTGATTAACGAACCTTCCGGATGGAACTGTGTATCATAGAAGTCCACATACCCTCCGAGTACTATTTTACCCCCAATTTGCAACCAGCGCTTTTTAGCCCAAATTCCATCGAGCGTGCCGGTAAATGTGAACTTCTTATCTTCATGCTCGTACAGATATTTGGCAGCTTCTTTGAATACTTCCCAGCTGGCACCGGTCTGCGTTGTATCGTTGCAGATATAAGCATTCGGTAACTGAATTCCGAACACTGCGTATGTATCACCAGCTTTAGGCCGCCAGACTTCCGGTTCAGGCATAGTAATGCCGTTGATTTCCTGCGGGACAATTTCAAAGCGACGTCCCGTTTTCTTATCCTTTTCCTCATGAATATACTTCACCTCGAACTCTTTCCCGGTGAGCATACCGGTTTGGAAGATAACAGTCATGTTTTCACCTGCTATGAGACAATCTTCAAAATTCAACTCTTGGGGGATATCTTCGTCTACAAAATCATAGAAATTATTCTCCTTATTGACTTCAAGAACAGCACTGACGGTACCGACACGCGAAGGATAAATCTCTGTACAATCCAAGCTATCTTCCTTAGCGGTAGTAAGCTCTTTATCCGCACGCATAACACAGGAGCCGTCCGCATCTGTTTTATAGGTACGCCCTTCATATACTAGAGTTTTAGATTTAGGCAGCAATAGATTCTTTGCTCTGTACGTAGAATAGTCAATATTGCGGTCCGTGGTCTCCACGAGGATTATTTCAGGAGGAATGTTGCCAGATTCCCGACCTACGCCAACTTTGAACCCATGGCCTTTCCCGTAAGACAACTTCAAAGGATTATCCTTGTTATACTCAACTTTACGCAGATGGATAGTCTTAATTTGTTTTCCTTCAACCGTTTCTTCAATGATCTGCCATTCTGTTTCATATAGTTCTGCAAGTTGATTGAAAGCATCAAGAATATAGGTGTGATTGTAGTTGATTACTTTTTCCGTTCCTTCAATGCAATCACCGACTTTCCAACCGGTACTCCGACGGTTCAGGTTTTCAACGAGTAGACATAGGTGTTCATGTGGCTTGGCTGTATATGAGAATTTAATACTTCTGTCAACGGTATGACGTACTTTCCACAGCATAGCATCAGCCTCCCCAGTTTCCAGAATCAGAGTATATTCGAAGTTACGTTCACCGTTCTTCTTGAAATTGATATCCCTCTTCAAAGAATAACGCTTCCCGTAGAAGTCACACCAGGAGCCAACCGGAATTTCAATATATCCCGGATGAGAAAAATACAAAGTGAGTGTATCTTCTCCCATGATAGCTTCATAAGAGTAGCTTTCATCTTTTACTTCGATTTTTATTTCCTTATCATCATTATATAAAGTTACCATGTCCATAGAATTATATCCTAAAATATAAATGTCAAATAGAAATGTATTGAATAATAGGCATAAAAGTAAGGAAATGATAGACGAATCATTGATAAAATAATATATTACACACAACATCAACGGCATTGTCACGAAATAAATCAAAATGAAAAATATTTAAAAGAAATCACTCAAAATGTAGTTTAATTCACCTAAGTTCTCTCGGGACTAATGCTATACAATTAGAATCACAAAATCTATGGGATGAAAAAGCACAAAATGGATATGTAAAACTAAGTAATGGGTTGTTGATCCAATGGGGGAAGCAACTTGGTTCAACGGCTACCACGGTTACAATTTACATGCCTCTTTCTTTTTGTAATACTGATTACATTATCCAAGGCTGTATTATTAAAGATGCTTATGATGGAAATGTATATACTGCTACACCATTAATTAATCCAGCTATTAGTAGTTTTAAAATGGATAGAAATTTTGGTTCAAGTTCAGGAACAGGAGTTTCCAGGGCAAAGTATAGTTGGATAGCAATAGGACGTTGGAAATAACTAAATTATAAATTATGAAGTATTGGAAACAAGGATTCTATGACGAACCTATAGACGGTTCCGTAGAAATAACAGAAGAGTATTATCAAGAGTTATTAGCAGGGCAATCAGTTGGGTTGATTATAGTTGAAAGCAAGAATTGCTACCCAATATTGGTAGAATATGAGTACGACATCGAAGAAGTGCGAAAAATGAAAATATCTGAAATACAGATATTTGACAAATCGACCGATGTCAATTCTTTTGATTTATTAGGTAAAAGCATGTGGTTAGATAAAAGTACACGTGTTGGATTATTTAACTCAATTTCGATTGAAAAAGAAGCTGGTAAAACAGATACAGTACTGTGGTATGATGCAACAAAGTATGTCATTCCTGTTTCAGATGCTTTAGCAATGCTGAATAAGATTGAAATGTATGCGCTCAACTGCTACAATGTGACACAATCACACATCGCAGCAGTTAGATCATTGCAGACAATTGAGGAAATCGAAAACTATGATTATACGGTCGGTTATCCGGTGAAACTTAGCTTTCCCGGGTAACCAGTCTTGAAATTGTATGCTTCAATTTCTTCTTTTGTCTCTAGCTGTTGAATAGCTTTCGTATGCCTTTGTGTCGTATCATAGCTCGCAAGGGCATACAATTCTAGCTGTTGTAATATGTCAATAGCTCTTTCGATTGATAAGACAAACTTTGTATCACCAATCCAGATACTTGTTTCAGATCGTCCGGCTTCTTTCTCAATATTGATTGAGTTCATAAGCCCGACGCGTGTAGACTTGTTTAGCCATCCCAATACTCCGTTTATACTGAACTGATTCACTGCTTCAGATGAATCGAACAATCGTAATTCATCAAGTTTTTGCGCTCTGATTTCTTCTATAGAAGCTTCATGCACAACTAAGATCGGACATCCTTTCTTACTTTCAGCTATGAGTAACCCTGCCGATTGACCCGCTAATAGTTGATTGTAATATTCATCCGTAATTTCTACCGAACCTTCTTGGTATTCGTCGTAGAATCCATTTTTCCAATACTTCATAATATTTGTTTTTTAGTTATTTCCAACGCCCGATCGCAAACCATGTAAAATTCCAGCCAGTCCAAACGATAGCCGGAGTTGAATTTATTCCGCGAGTGAGAACTTTACAATATGATGTATATTTACCATTAAGGTCATACCCCGGAGCATATATAAAAGATTCACTTGTATTATTTACTGCTCCAGTGAAATAAATGTTATAATCAGTATTATAGAAAGTGGTAGGAAAATATAGACTAATTGCTCCCCCCGTTGCTCCTGCTCTTGTTCCCCATTGCATTAATAAGCCATTACTATACTTGATATATCCATTTTGTCCTAAACTTTGACCAGACGATTGAATCGCATTAGTTCCGAGAGAACTTTGCGCAAAAATGATTATAAAAAAGACTACCAATTTTCTACTAAAGTTATACATTCTTATTTCAATGTTATAATTTATTTCATAATTTCCAACGCCCAATAGCAAACCAATCAAAAGTTTCTTGTGATAATCCAGTACTCCCTCCAGAGGAGTAATTTCTATTAATACAAAATCGGCTAGCTGTTTTAGTTGAATCATCAATAGGTGATGCGGAATAAACACCACTGTCAGATGAAGGCTTGTAAACTGTTGCAAATATCTTATAACTTTTATCAAAAAATGATGTAGACATAGTTATGGTGTAGCTAACAACTGAAGAACCTGAAACTTTTCCCCATTGGATTAACAGTCCATTTGGAAACTTACAGTAACCATTCTGTCCGAGGTCCTGTGTCGTAACATTGGAAAAATCTTTTAACGCACAATTTGTTCCGAGAGAACTTAGTAAAGTTTTCTCCGTATCCGTCATGAATTTTCTTGTAGTACTTTCTTCAATCATTGATGCTGGATGAGAAGCCGGATGAGAGTAATTATTAGCTCCGGAGGCTATTTCACTAAGTTTTGTACGTTCTGCATCCGTCATAAAACGATGAGTCGAATCTTCTTCAACGTCCGTCGCTGTATGTTTATGAGAACTTGCAGCATAACTGCCCTTGGGTTGGTATGCTGAATCGTGGTTGTGATTTCCTGCCGCCTTACTATTCCAAGTAGATCTTTCCGAATCTGTGACAAATCTATGTGTAGAATCGTCCGTAATGTCAGTTGCTGCATGTTTATGAGAAGACGGTGCATAGCTACCTTTAGGTTGATATACTGAATCGTGATTATGGTTTCCCGCAGCTTTACTGTTCCAGGTCTCTTTTTCCGTGTCAGTAACAAAGCGGTGAGTACCATCAGGAGTTATATCCGTTGCTCCGTGTTTATGCGAACTCGCTGCATAACTTCCTGCTGGCTGATAGACCCCTGTATGAGTATGATTCGACGGAGACGCACCAACTTCGGAAGCTGTATAGGATGGTTTACTTGCAGCCTTTGCCCATGCAGGCACATCGCTTGCTGGCATCGAGGTTGGAAAATCACTTATTTCAGACTTCTTGTGAGTATGTGCTTTCGGTACACGGGCATCACTTAACCGGGCATCATTTCCCTCGCATACGGTTCCTTCTGCACTACCAAAATTCTTATTAAAGGCCGAATTCTTGGTAAATGCAGGTTCGTATGTACCTGCATGATTGTGATTAGATGGAGATGCACCTACTTCGCTTGCTGTATAGGCTGGCTTAGAAGCTGCTTTCGCCCATGCAGCCACATCACTTGCCGGCATTGAGGTTGGGAAGTCGCTAATATCCGCTTTCTTATGCGTGTGGGCTAACGGAGTTCTTGCATTGCTTAACCGGGCGTCGTTACCCTCGCACACGGTCCCAGCACTAGTCCCAAAATTCTTATTAAAGGCTGTAAGTTTAGTGATAATCAGTTCATATCTACTATCATGGTTATGGGAGTCCAAAGCTGCTTTCAATGCCTTTCCTTGTTCGGCAGAAAGCACTTTATTAGTCCCTCCACTTGTCAGATTATTAACAATATCAGAAATATTAAGTTTCTTTCCCAGCTCTGTTGCCATCGTCGTGGCAAAGTTAGGATCATTGTTAAGTGCGTTCGCTAACTCAATCAATGTATCAAGAGCGTCTGGAGCACCGGCAACAAGCGCATCGACTGCAGCTTTCACTTTTGCGTCAACTCCTGAAATCGCATTGTTAGCCGCCAGTGCAGCAGCGTTCGCATCGTCAGTCGCTTTTTTGGCTAGACCTGTCTGTGTTACAGATGCATTTTTAGCCGCATTTGCTTCATCTGTCGCTTTTTTCGCTAAGGCGGTTTGAGCTTCTGATTCAGCTTTGGCAGCACTGGCCCCTGCAGCCGCAGTAGTTGCAGCATCTTTAGCTGCATTAACACTACCAGCCGCAGTATTAGCCGCATCTGTAGCTTTCTTTGCAAGAGCCGTCTGCTCAACAGATGCATTCTTAGCTGCATTCGCATCATCTGTTAATTGCTTGACAAGAGCAATCTGTCCGGTGGCTTCTTCTGTTGCTTGCGTCATTTCCTGCACAATACCGGCATACTCTGACTTGCGTTGAGACTCTGCTTCGACACGCTCCGTTTCGGCATTTACACGCTTAGTCTCATTTGATCCGCGAGTATCTTCAGCAGTTTTACGCTCATCTTCATTCTGCTTTCTCTTATCTTCTTCTGACGAACGGGAAGTTTCAGCCGTAACGCGGGAAGTTTCAGCAGCCTTTCTCTTGTTTTCTTCTGATACCCGGTCTGTCTCCGCTGACTTGCGGGCTGCTTCGGCAGATACACGTTCGGATTCGACGGTAACACGGTTAGATTCGGCAGCCACACGCGAGGTTTCATTTGTTTCTCTTGTCGCTTCATCTGTTTTCCGCTTATCCTCGGCAGAAACACGGGTAGATTCAGCGGTAGAACGACCTGTTTCAGCGGTTTTCCGTTTATCTTCTTCCTTCACACGTTCCGATTCAGCAGAAGAACGACCTGTTTCAGCGGTCTTACGTGCATCTTCATTGCTTTTACGTGTTTGTTCATCCGAGACACGTTTATTTTCTGTATCAACACGTCCGGATTCAGCAATTACCCGTTTACCTTCAGCAGTTACGCGGGCCGCTTCTTCCGACTTACGTGCATCTTCGTTTTGCTTTCTTATATTCTCGGCAGAGGAACGTCCGGTTTCAGCCGTAACACGTTCTGTTTCGGAAGTCTTTCTTTTATCTTCTTCGGACACACGGGAAGTTTCGGCAGATTTGCGTGCATTCTCATTAGCCACACGTTCGGATTCGGCATTGCCTCTTCCTATTTCGGAATCTTTTCTAACCTGCTCGTTAGATTCTCGTGTACCTTCGTCAGCTACACGTTTCTTTTCTGCATTATCCCGTGCAGTTTCAGCAGTAGAGCGTCCACTTTCAGCGGTTTTACGTGCATTCTCATTAGTGATACGTACTGATTCAGCAACTTCCCGGGCTTGCTCTTCACGAGAACGATTCGTTTCGGCTGTCTGCCTGGATTGTTCGGAAGCATTGCGACGGGATTCATCAGTTTCACGAGTCGATTCATTCTCTTCAACTGTGGCTTCTAACTGCCTCATATCGGTAGTTGCTGTTTGTGCATCACTCGTAGCCTTGAGCATATTATCCAAGGCAGTCTGAATCTTCTCTAAACCAAATTTAAGGCTAGTCTTAACTCCGTTGATTACTCGGTAGCCGATAGTGAAGAAGCCTTTCATGTCGCTGGCTTCGTTCAGTTCTGATATTTTTTTCTTCTTTAATGGCATAGCAAATCAATTTAAATCTATATAAAACTCTCCGTCCTCTGTTATGATAAATTCGCCCGCTTCGGATGAAAGCAAGAACTCCGTTTCTCCGATCCGGAAGCTGGTAAATACGAGTTTCAAGGTAAATTCCCACCATACACCGTTATTTAGCATGAAATCATTCGTCTGACAACTCTTATAATAGCAGGGATAGCTTTCACTCCATTCATCACAATAAAATATACGTTCCGCATCGGAATACTCATATCCTTCATCATCGACTTTAGCAGATAGCCGTGTTAAATCATGGAGTAGGGCATCGTGATTACGCCAGAACAATTCAACCGTCCCGGCCCGCATCAGGCATTTGAGAGATACTTCTTTGGTTTGGAATTTCACAACTTCACCATCGTAGATTGCCCCGTCTTGACGCTTGAAATTCTGTAATAGGTTCTTTTTTACCGTCGGAGCCTTTAGTATTTCAGCATTGCTACCTTGCAATACGACTACACCATAATCGGATAAGTCTTTGTCATCAATCTCGTAACCTTTAGGCATTGGAAGCTCATTTACGGGCTCCTGGTATTCGTAATCGACTTCTCGGGGGAAGTCGTTACTAAAAATAAATTTAGCAACTTCAAGACCTGGATTAATAACATAGCTGCTTTGGGAAGACAGACGTAACTTATAACTCCTGCCGATTAAGGGAAAGTAAAATTCATGATAACTCAAGTCAGAAAGTATATCAATCAGTCCACCAATACCCAAACTGCCTATATATGCAAACTCAATGCTTACTTCAGCCGTATCCAATGTAGGACTAGAAAGATCAAATTCCTGTCCGTCTTCTTCCGGCCAATCATTCTTGTCCGGTTCCTTCATGGTTGGAAATGCTACCAGGTTATTATAACTTCCCTTTGTAATACATATACCCAAGCTGGTATATGCCTCTATTCCGTCAATCAATAATTGCTCTTTCATCGCTTTAATGTTATACCTTTAGTGTTTAACGTGTCTATTCCCAGCTTTACAGCGTACATGAACTCTCTTATTTCCACAAGGTTAGATGTGTAATTGGAGATATCCGATAAATGGGAAACAATAGTATCATTACCCCGAAGCATTTCAGCCATATTCTTATCCATATTTATTAGATATGACAGTTTCTCTGCTATTTTCTCTGTTCCTGAATTAATACTCTTAACTTCCTCATTTATAGAATAAGTATGCGAAGTCATTACAGCAAAACTTCCATCTAGTTTGTTGGCTGAATCTTGCGACATTGAAGCAAATCCTTTCTTTGATGCCTCACGCTCATCGTCGTTATCATTCCAGCCGAACATTTCTGCCATTGCATCTCGTTTTGCTTTCATTTCATTAGAGAGCTGTTGCCCTTCTGCCTTCAGTGCATTATACTCATCTTCAGTCACACCGTCATCCATAGCATTGTTAAGTTTTTCTCTCCAAGCCATTAAGCTGTCCATGAATTCTTCTTTAAGCATAGAATTTACGATGGCATTCTTCATATATTCCTCGAAGTTATCAGCGAAGTCAGCAGAATCGGCGTCCATATCATTAAGCAAGTCCTGAAAGTCTGAACGAAGAGAGCTGTAATCAAGAAGCGTGGTATCAGCTATTTGCTGTTCCAGCACCTCCGCTACCTGTCCGACACCATTTGCGATTTGATCTGCAAATTTCTGCGTGTCTGAATCAAGTTGAGACCAGAAGATACCGGCATGTTCCTGAAGTTCCGCAAGTTGCTCATCGGTCAAATCAAATAATCCAGTCATACGACCACCCATTTTCTTTTTAAATTCCTTTACGGACATGCCTAATGCCTCTGCAGCTTGTTTCCAACCTTCACCGGACATATCATCTACTTCATCATAACCCTTTGAGTGTGACTTTCCAGAAGCACCAGAATTTAAGTATTGTTGCCCCAGTACTCGGGCATTTGCGCTTTGTTCTTTGATATTGGCAATAGCAGCTTCATAAACAGCGTTTGCGGTATCTCCTGTCAAGGTCTCCGCTAACTCCAGCTGTTTCTCAATTATCCGATCAAGAATATTAATATAGGATTCATACGTTTCTTTCGCTTTCTCGTATTTTTCTGTCGTATCGTCCTTAGTGAACATACTGAAAATCTTTGTTGCTACCTGTATAACGGCACTAATAACAGCAAGAATAACAGATGCCTTCTCAACTGTACTGATAGCGTTAGCCGATGTATCTGCTGCCATTTCAACACCACTCATAGCAGTCAATGCAAAGGTCCCTATTTCACCAATCAATGAGATAATTTCACCAGCCGGTCCACCGATTGATTTTCCAACATCAGTTAATGCGTCTGATAATTCATCTAACTGTGCTTTTACATCTTTCTCTGCTTTCTTTACCTTAGCATCCTTCTGTACCACCTTATCTTTCGCCTCATTGTATCTCGAAGTCTTTTCTTTTACTTTATCCAAAGCCTGTGCCTCGGTCAGATAAGCTTTTGTGGAATCAATTTTACCAGTCTTTTCGTTGAATTTAGAGGACTTGACACCATTTTCAATCTTAGCACCACCTTTTACAGCTTCTTGAGTCTGTTTAGCATTTTCTAATTCAATTTGCGCATTAGCTAACTCTTCCTCTGCTTCTGCTAGTTCTTTCTTCTTGTCAGATAATGATTGAAACGGGTTACGTGAATCCAATTCATCCATAATTGATTGAATAGTACTAGTATATTCGCGAAGCTGGTCCGGAGAAAGAACTTTGGCAGCCGTACTCTTTGCATTCTCTAATTGAGTAAGCAGAGAATTAAGAGTTTCAGAAGACGTTTCTTTCAGATTTTCAAATGCACGAACATACTCCGGAGACTCTTTCAACTTATCGTAATCCAGGCCCATCAATTCCATTCCCTTGTTTTTTGTCGCCTGGGCTATGGAACGATCAATCTGTTCTACTTGATCTGTATCTCCATTCTTTACTGCTTGTTTTCGTTGTTCCTGCAGGGTAGCAATATCTTCATTGAACTTTCGTTCAATAGCAAGGCGTTGGTCCGTATAGTCTTGATACTGATTCAGCAAATCAGCTAAATCATCCCCACGATTGTACTTTAAATCTGTAGTTTCCTTTTTTTCATTAGCAACTTTATCAAATGCATCAAACTGTTTCTTTACTGGCTCTGACTTGACATATACTGATGCATTGAAGATTTTATCTTTATTGTCAGGATTAGCATCAAAGGCGGAACGAGCATCTTCAATCACTTTTAACTTTTTGTCTTCAGCTTCGCGATCGATAGCCTGTAATTCTAGTTTATGATTGAGTTCCCTTTGTTTTAGAACCTTTTCACTGCTCTCTTTAAGCTTATTTATTTCAAGCTGCTCTAGTTGGTTTGCAGAGTCTTCTTTCATACGCTGTTGCTCTCTATTCTGCTTATCTAGCAGGAGTTTATATTTCTCCTGTTCTTCACGTAGCTTTTTCGCTTGGTCATCCTTCTTGGAAGATGAATCATAGACTTTTAATTCTTTTTCAGCCTCCTTTAGCTTCTTGACATTTTCTTTATAAGACTTTACCACAGCAGAATCTATCCCTTTGAACTTTCCGGCATCCATTTGCTTCTTTTGTGCTGAAGCGATTGATTCCAATGCTTTAGTAGCATCTTCTTTTTGTTTTGTCCAAAAGGCTTTATTTTGAATGGCAGCTTTTTCTTCTTCTTTCTTTTGTTCTTCCTTTGCTTTCTTCTGAATTTCATTTATTTTCTCTACTTCTTCTTTTGCAAGACGGGCAGACTCTGCAGCTTCATTCTTCTTTTTGGCTAATCGTCCAATTCTTATACTTAATCCTGGATCTTCAATACCATCTTTTCTATTTTTTTCAGCTTCATCGATAGCCTTTTGCCATTCAGCGGTAGCTGCATCAAGTTCTTCTTGCTTCATAACAGCTCTAACCTTAATCCCCATTACATATTGCTCATTTTTATCTTTGTTGAGTAGTTTTAAAATATCATGGAGTTCCATTGTTTTAATCTTCTCTAAATCAAGATTTTTTAAAACATTTGGCATTATAGATTGAAGTTGTTTGTATGCACTTAATTTATCAAATTGACTGGATGTTTCATCTCTTATAATATTGACAAGACTTTCTGCCTTATTTTTCAATTCATCAAAATGTTTTTTTTGAGTCTCCATAGCAGCATTATGCTTTCTTATAGCTCTTTCGGAGACAGATTCTGCTGTAGCACATTTGTAAATTGCATACCCAAGCCCTGCAAATGCGGCAGCTGCTAATACATAAGGATTAGTTAACATTGCAGCAGCATTTTTTAGTTGTGCAATAGTTTGAGCTTTGAGGGCTTTTGTCAATAAGATACGAGAAGATGTATTCTTTGCAATCATTGTTGCCTCAATAGCGTACAAGCCTTTCTTTAGGACTAAATCAGCGGCCTCAATAGCACGCTGTCGATTTACAATTGCTGTTACCGTTGCATATACTTGCTTAGCAGTACTTACAGCAAGAATACTGCCTTTGTATCCTGCAAGGGCAGTCGTAACAACAACTATTAATGCTCCTATTTCTTTCAATGCTTCTTGAGCGCTTCCGTCAGCAAAGGCTTCATTCATAGATTGCGCTGCACTGGATATTTCCTTTAAGATTTCTTTTCCTAACGGGCGAAGGGCAGCTGTTATATTATTACCAAGAAGCTTCATTTGATTCTCGGCTGATGAGGACATTTCTATAAAAGCAGCTTCTGCGGCACCTGTTGCATTTTTCATTTGTTCCAGATCGGACGCAGCACCTACTGCATTTTGTCCGGTTATCATTAGTGCAGCCTGTAAAGCTTCGTCGGTACCCAATAATTCTTTCATTTTTGTAGTACTTCCGTTTGCTTCGTTATAGATCAGCTGTAATGCTTCCTGGAAAGAACGTCCGGAAAAGGCTGCATCACCTAAATGGTTAGCCGTTCCCATAATTGCCGCACGTATTTTAGTCATCGCTTCGGCTGTTGGAACACCTTGTTTGGTTATTGATACGACAGCTGCTAGCACGTCTTCAATATCAATACCGAAGGACGAGGCAATGGGAGCAGCTTGAGCAATACTCTTTCCAAGTTCTCCCATTGTAGTTTTACCAAGCTTGGCTGTGGTAAATAACATATCAGAAACAGATTCTGCTTCAGAAGCTCCTTTTTTATATGCATTAAGAATTGTAGTGATAGCATCTGCCGAAGTAGCCGTTTCTGTAACGCCGCCGATAGCAGCCTTAGCAGATACTTTTAGAATATTCATAGCATCCGCTCCATCATGTCCTGCAGATACAATCTGATATAGTGCTTTCGCTGACTCTACGGCTCCGACTGGAACCTCTCTAGTCATATCAATAACGCTATTCATAAAATCGGTAAGACTGCCTTTTATCCCGCTTGAAAGAGTAGCAACTTCTTTCATGCTTTGCTGGAACTGCTTTTCGAAGTTATATGCTTCTTTGGCTGCTTGAGTAAAAGCGATCCCCGCACTAATGCCAATCCCTCCGAATACATCAAAAGCGGTAATTTCACCGGCCATTGCCTTTATGATTCCCATCGCTTCTTGACGCCCGGAATATAGCCCTGAATTATCTATACCTGTAGCGAAATATAACGCACCATCTTTATTCTGAATACCCATATAGCATTTATTCTTAAAATATAAAGAGGAGGTAAAATTTGGCTATTTCGAGAAGAATAAGCATCTTTGCAGTGTTCTAAGACCAAGGAACGATTTTTATTTCAACGTATTAGGGAGTTGATTCGCCTACTATACCACAATATAGGCTATCAATTCCCTTTGCTACATAATCCTAATGCGTTGCAATAGATTATGTTCCTTGGTCGGAAAGAATAGGGGAGAGATAGCCTTTTTCTATAATATATAAATTACTATTCATTAGCGCCATGACCAAGGAAAATGAGAACGTATCTGTAGCGAATAAAAGGAACTACACAGAAGAAGAAATTAATGCTGCTTACAAGAAGGGCAAGGATGAAGGAAGAATTGAAGGGATGCTCGCTTATCAGAAAAGATTGATTGAGAATCTACAGCGGGATAATGCATCTCTCAATCAGAAGCTTCAGGAGATTAAAAAATAATCCCCCATATCTTCACAGATACAAGGGACTAGAAAACATACTCTAAACCAATTTATAAAAAAACAGTTAACCTAATATATAAACACAATGGCAAATTACCTTATCGTTTGACCTTTCCAGCAATATCGTTATATTTCTTTATCCTGACTGTCTTACTAGGGTCATCAAAAGACGGAAGTTCTACCCACTCGTAATCTTGCCCTTCAACATTTCCGTCTTCGTCAGTCGTTTTATTACGCTGTTTCATCACAAATGAGTACTCCTGAAGCAATATCTCTATTAATCCATAGCTACTATCCAACGTCTGATTAAACGTTAATCCTAGGGCTTCTTTTGCAATAACTAAGAATCTGCTTTGGTTATATCCTTCCAGCTTTGCAGATTCTTCCGAGCGGCTATTATCTCCGTCTCTCGTAGCGGGCTCACGTTCCGAAGCATCGTGATAGAGGTACAAAAAGGGTGATACCCTATGCGATATATGATTGCATTGAATAATATGCGTATATCCTCCCATGTCGTATTGTCAATGAGGGCTTTTTTAAACCATGCCGGCGGATCACTAGGCTTGTTATGAATGCCCAGGCAAACGACATCGAGAAGTAGTCCTCCATATTTATTCATCAATTCTGGAAAATCAGCATTCAGCTCACCATCTTTCACAATCATTTTATCAATATCTTCCTTTTCAATTTCAAGGAGAAGCGGACGAATTCTAAACCATGTCCGGACAGTGATAGGCTTTATTACAATACAATCACCGGGATCCTTTCCTTTTGGAATAGAATCTCGGTTAGTAAAATCAAATGGAATCTTGACAGGCTGCTCCGTTACAGATTCCGATTCTTGCTGAAATAAGTTCTTTATACTCATAATTTCCTCAAGGAGCCTAGCCCGTTGTACTTCCGGGCAATACTTCCGGTTATTTGCAACTAACCTTCAATACTTTCAGCTCCATCCTTCAATAGTTTGTTCCTGTAGACGGAATCGAACCGCCGGTCTCTACTTAATAAATGTAGCGCTCTAACCAACTTAAGCTATACAGGACCGTTAATTATTTTTTCGCACCACTTGGAGCAGCTTCTCCGCTTTCGACATTCGCTGCATTAGCTGGGGCTTCTCCGCCTTCGGCAATAGTAACTACTTCGCGCATAAAAGCGGTCTGTCTCTTACCGTCTACAGTAACAGCAGCTTGCATATATACACGAACAAGCAACAACTCTGCTTGTTCTGATCCGGGAGCCTGCGAAATCTTTGAGGCGATCTTACCATTCACGATGGTATAAACGACCTTCTTACCGTTTTTAGGTAATGTTTCGCACTGGAACGTTTTTGAAATAGAAGGAGTATTAAGAGGCTTTTTCCAGATGTTTTTTCCGCCTGTTGTATCTACTTCACCGCCTGCCAGTTCTTTGAGAACCTCATTTGATGGAGTAGGGATAGAGAACTCGACATAATCTGTCGTATCTTTCACAAGTTCAACATAAAAAGGTTCTTCACTGCCTTCCACTTCAATTTTTACTTCTTTGGGATCTGCAAAGTTGAATGCAACACTTCCTTTGGTCGGAAGGGGATAATCTTTGAGATCTGCACCGGGAACGCCGTCACCGACTGTTCCAAATTTAATTTTACCTACGCCCATAGCGATAGGTCTTACTTCTCCTGCCATAATTATTGATCTATTAAAATTTCTAATCTAATATTTGTACAAGCGAATTTCTCTTTCAAGTCCGGCATTGGAACACTCCAGAGAACTGTCACTTCTTTACATACACCGTCATTACTATTGATTGAATCAAGCGACTTCCGCACCTTACGCTTTAATTCTTTCATTCGTTGACGTTTTAACATACCATTCTCATCACTCCAAGGTACGAAGATATTGATGTTAACAGGCACTTTATTGATAAAGTCAAGTTCATTCAATTGCAGATGATTGATAACGATATGTTCATTGGTCAAGCCTGCTTCCGATTTGTCCTTGTAAATCATAACATCGGTGCCCGCAGCGGCCACAGCATTATAAACTATATCTACAGCGTCAAATTCATCCATATTCAAATTTTACTAAAAACAGATTTCAATGTCTCCCTTAGATATTTCTCACATTGAACGTTCGCACCTGAAACGACTTCATACCCTTTAGCTTCCACGGCTGCCGCATATTCCATTCCTGCAACACCGACCAACACATAACCACCAGTATACGACAGTGAGACTTCTTCTGCAAGCCTACGACCTTTGTACTTACCGGTGGTCTTGTCAGTACCTTTGTCTCCTTCTTTGAAGTTCTCTGTAACCACTTCACCGTCTTTAGCTATTATATATCCGATAGAGGAACGAAGATTACCAGTCTGGTCTTTATATGAGCCACTCCGGCGGGCTACTTCGATAAACTTTTCACCTCCTGCTTGCAGGAAAACAAGCATCTTATCTTCTGCTTTACTTTGAAAATGGTCGAACCAGCGTTCCATTTCATCAAAGGTGAATAGGGGAGTCATGCCGTTTTTCATACGTTGATAATTGAATGTGATTGATAAGGTTCCCAACAGATAACCGGTACATCAATACCCTTTGATGCAACTTTCAAACGCAAAAACTTACTATCTGCTGGCGGTTGCATTTTGGAGTAGAAATAGCCATGTACCTGTGTTTCATCACCAGCCGAATTGTGTTTTAAAACAATTCTTCCATCGCTTACCGGGTCGTAGCGTCCGGGGACAGATATTTCAACCGGTTTCCCAGGAATCCATTCACCATTAACTAAGTGCCCGTTAGCCTCAATAGTAACTATTGCTGTATGTGGATACCGTTTTACCATCTGTTACCAGCTCTCCCTTTGATAATGATTCGTTTCCCAAGTTTAGCAGCTTTCTCCGACTCCCCGTTCTCTATGTACAGTTGCTTTGCAGTCTGAATATAGAAAGAACGGGGATGAGTGATAGAAAGCTTGTTTTCACTGAAATCTTGAGAGTTTACCATCATGGCATACATATCAGCGACACAAAGACCGACTTGCTTCATGCTTTCAGTAGTACATTCCGCTTCGGGGTTGATACCCCGCCTAACGAAGACTACCTTATCCAAGAAGCCTTCCATATCCCCAATAGATGGATATTCCAGTATTGTTTCTCTGATTGTTGCCATTATAGTTTACTCTTCATCTGTTTTTTCAGTATCTTCATCGGCCGCCCATTCCTTGGCATCAGTTTTCATGATATACATTGCATCAGGATCGTTAACTACCGGGATGGCATTAGCTTCTGCTTTAGTCCACTCTTTGAACGGTTCAAGTTCAGACCACTTGCTGATAAAAACAAAGTCTTTTTTCAGTGTTGTTGCTTTCTTCTTGTACTCGACAGAATGTTCCGCTGCAATAGGACCATGTTGGATGTCACCGCATTGTAAATCTTCCAAAAAACAGATATTAGCGGCTTCCCATGGATTGATCGTAGTGCGATTATGAGAAGCATCTTCAATACGAACAGCCGGGCTCACTAAGACAATTTGAACACCTTCTGTATTCTCTTGTGCAGAGAGATATTCATTGATAACTTTCTTGGAGATAGTCAGCTTTTCTTTCTGATTGATCCAGCCTTTAACTTTCTCGATAACGGCTTTCTGTTTCTTCAATAAAGCAAATCGATCTTTACGCATCACTACGTACTTAATGGTAACACCATCAGCAGAGGCAGAAACTACTGTATCTTCAATGTCTTGCAATCCGTCTGCAGTGTTTGCATTTGCCCAGTCAGCAGCAGAAACCTTTTTATTTTCATTCTTCATACCACAACCAACAAATTCCTCGGTAACAATACCGTTATTATTGCTTGAGTTTAGAGTGAACCCACCTTTAGACATCAGCTGCATGCACCACCATTCGAAACGTCCACGAACAGCGTTATATACAAAGTCCTGATCTTTGAAAGCGAGGTCAAGGATAGATTTCAAATCCGAATCACCTTCACAATCACGGCTAAGTTGCCGGTATTCGTTCCAGTCGCTTTCATTCATACCACGCTTAACGGCAGTCTTGGGGATATCACCTGACATCTTACCTACAACTTCACGTTTCTTTTGCGGTGCAGAAGAATCAAAGCTGATAACGTCTGCAATAACAGGAGCACCTTTCTCTCCGGTCAAAGTTTCCCATTTCAGAGAATCTTTTTGCTTTACACCGAAGAAGTTAGGGAAGAAGACCGGCTTAACTTTACGTGAGTTAAGTCGTGCTCCCATGTTCTTACGGTTCACTTGTTTAATTAAACTTCTTTCCATATATCATTTATTTTAATGGATTAGACAAAACGGATAAAACGGAGCAATGCTTTAATAGCGTCGTCAACAGGGTAGGGCATTACTGCTTCATTAACAGTACCACGCACCAAGAGGCCTGACTGCTGGTTAGCTACGGTCACATCAACCTTGTTCATAGTGATAACCTCCGGGGTATACTTGAACTTTGCAGCTTTGGCAGCAGCTTTAGCAGTAACAAGAACTAAGACATCATTAATCTTTGCGGCTCCAATAGCTCCGGAAAGAGTTATTGTGTCATAAGCTGCATTGGTTTTGTCAATTGCAGAGATTACATCAGAAGCTCCGGTTAAAGCACCGCCGATTGTAACAGCTTCCCCAACTTTAAACACATGATTCTTTGCGATTTGAATAGCAACAGCATCGGCAGCCGCGACAGCAGTAACTTTTCCGGTTTTAACAACATGGTAAAGGCCATTAGCATCTTTACCCACAATTACAAGCGGAGGAAGCTCGTCGATGATTCCCTTCAGTTCCGCGCGGGCAATAGTTCCACCGCCCTGAATGTCCTCGATAATCTTTTCGATACCAGGAGCATACTGAAATTCACTTTGTTTTTTTCTGAACATAGCTTTTAATATTAATAATTATTCTTCCAGACCAAGGCTAGCAGTGCCATTATCAGAGCTTTCCTCGTCCTCCATTAACTTTAACCATTCCTGTTCGGTACGTTCTTTGGGCTTATAGGAATTAGGCTTGTAATCACCACCGGCGACTTCATCATCAATAACAGATTGTTTAATTTCGGCAAATTCTTCTTGAAGCTCTTTAATCTGGTCTTCAACAGAAGTTTCAGAATTGACATCAATACGATTAAACCATTTTGCAGGGAGTTTAGAATCTGCAAACAATGCTTTAGCAGATGCCTGCTTCGTAGAAGTAGTGACTGTTGTAGCGACAGTAGAGACAGATGCAGCCAACTCGGAAATCTGTTTCTGCTGGGCTTTCAACAACTTAACAACAGAAGCAGGCAAGCCTTCGAGATCTTCGTCCTCGTCTTCATCTTCTTCGTCATCTTTCGGCTTCTTTGTTTTCTTAGTATTAGTTGTCTCAATAGGTTTTCCATCCTTCAAACCGTGTTTTTTCTCATAAGCGGCAATAGCAGCATCAATACTGGCTTGACTGCCTTGTTCATTTGATACCAAGTCCGGAAGAATATTATCCTTGAATAGCCCAATATAGTTATCCAGATTCTCTTCACTTTCGATGTCAAAAAGAGCTTGCACCTTGGCCGCATACTTTTCAGGAATTCCAGCTTTTTTCAAAGCTGCTTTGATGGTTGCTAAAATCTTCATACTTTTTTCCTTAAAATATATTGGGAGTAAATTTTTCCTGCTTATATATTTTATTTCAGAATCAAATGCATACATTTGTAATTAAGTTAAAGCGTAGAATGGATTATATAGAAGATAGACATGAATATTACAATGTGTATATATCTAAGTGTACACAATGCAAGCATTTTAATTTTGATAAATTAAAATGCCCGGCATACCCTAATGGTATTCCTGTTAAATACCTTGATGGTTCACAGGTACATGACAAAAAAGAAAGCGACCAAAAAGGGGAGTTCGTCTTCCTAAAAGAATCCAATTAACGAGTTTTCGCTTTTGTATAACTCCATCCCATTTTTTCGGATATCCGTTTCCATAATATATGATAATGGACCACTGAAGCCATTGTTGGGGATAGTGTATTATTATTGATTCTAGCAGTAAACTCTGCTCTTAGTTTGTTATTCTCCCGATTCACTAGCTTTTCGAATTTACTAATTGTAATTCCCCATCCTTCTTCGGGACGTTGCATAGTGAATGTATAATTAGGTGTTACAGCTCTCATTTCTGATACATTATGGGCTATTGCAAGATACATATCAGCCGGACTGAATGAGTTGCCAATTCGTCCCAAACTCTTTTCTGGCTCTTGCCAGCCTCTTGGGTGATTATGTGTAAAAATGCAATCCTTCATCTTCGCACATTCTTCATCCGTAAACTCAACACTATATTTGGCTCCGCGCTTATCGATTACAACATTACCATTCTTGTCAAATAAGACTCCTGTCTCAAAGCTTTTATTCAGGCGTATTTCATTCTCTGTGTTGGTTATTTTGTTATAGAGTTTTCGTTCATTCCATTTTTGTTTAATATCTGTAATTTCAGCATCAGTCTTGATACGTTTAGGTTTAGAAACCTTTATAACTTCATTCGTAATAGGTTGGGAAACGATTTCTCTTTGTAGTCCTCCATCATTGGTAAAGTTATCCTTATACCAGAAAGCCGATTGAAATCCATCCTTATTCTCGCTGACAAAATCCTTTGCCGCTTGGGGAATATCCGTAATAGTTTGACCTTGCGGAACTGTGTCATTCAGCAAGAAATCAGCAAAGTCTTCCGGTTCCATGGTGATAGGAGTAGCAAAACAGATACAAAAAGGATGAAAGCCTGTAAATTTGAACGTTTTCGGATATTTTCCAATCATCGCATCACAGATCTTACACGGTCCGCGATTATTGGCCGAACGCTGTATCTCAATTCCTAGTATAAAATCCTGTTTACTCCAACGTTCATAGTCTGCGCTACGATAAGCTGTGTTCGTAGTTGTAGCAGATGTTCGGAGAGCGTTCTTGTATGCAGAGCGGTATACACCTTGCCCTGGATGATAATCTTTCATCGGTTGTGATAGAACCAATTCACCTTTCTCATTCCGGATCCTACGAAAGCGTTTTTGGGGATTTTGCAAAATTTGCCGTATATCGCTACTGATTCCGTTCGAATTACGTCCGGCAACTACGCCGCTATCAAGATAGAATTCGAGTTGCGATTTCGTTTGCTGTGTAATATTCCAAACTCTATCAGACAATTTTAGACCGTTGGAATCTATATCATTCTTTAGAGCCTCAAATGCAGATAGGCTATGAGTAAACATTCCATCCTTAGTTGCGCTAGAAATAGACATTCCCTTGATGAACAGGGAAATAAAATCATCATTCTTCCTCTCTGCTCGTTCCCAGCCATCCTTTTGGAATGCGGAAATATTAGCATATAACATTGATTCAAGGTTTAGTAGTTCCCGGTCAACCGCACTCTCTATTCCCTGATTGCTTATCCATACATTGTTTTTCCCCGCATCTGACCATTTACGGAGATACGGGGAAACAGAAAGTATAAACTGATTAAAGATATTGGCTATTACGGCCTGCTGTGCAGCAACTTTCTGTATATGCTGTTTATCGTAGAAAGAAAGTCCAGGCATAGTTAAAGTGTAGCTCCTAGGAATGAGTTGTTTTGAGCTGTATCTTTCTCATCCTGCTTCTTGCGGGCCAACTCTTCTTCAACATTATCCGTATATGGCGAATTTTTAATGATTGTCTCTTTGCTATTAAATTGGGATGCTGTTTCAAGATTTTTAAGTTCTTCTGCCAGGTCTTGTGGGAGAATACTGCCAAACTCCACCTCAATAAAATTATCATTTAGCTGTAATGCATACTTAGTATGTGTTATATTAGCCATACCTGCCTGAACGATAGCAACAGTACGTTGAACTGCAGGACCGAATATTTCCATCTGTTCGCTGGCTTTAATTTCTGCGTCAATCATCATAAAACGGCGGGAAGTACCACTAAGGTTGCCAAGTCCCATTAACTTACTCATAGATAGGTCAGGGCTGGAAGCTCCGGAATGTATTGAATCGTCGAGTTGGTTAAGTTCAAGTGTAACGGATTCACAAGACTGTTGCCACGCCAAGTAATCAGCATCACCATGATACGAAGTACCGGTATCCGCATCTACTTCCATAGTAAAGTTTAGTTCTTTACCAACAGTTTCTTTGCTTGGGAGGTTGGCGAGTCCGTAAGTCTTCAGTATAGGTTCAGAGAAATAATCATTGGTGTCCGATAGGCGGGAAAGCCTCATTTCCTTTTTATCAATCAAGTTGGCAACATCTTCCCAATCAGGGCAATCTACTTCGGCATATACTACAGGAATCTTTCCAAAGAGGTTTTTTGTCTTTTTCACTAGCCAAATGCCGTCCATTACTCCGGAATAGATAACATCTTTCGTGTATATCTTCACGCATTCACAAGTACGGCCATTGACTTCTGCATTGTATTTATAGATGAAGCCGTCCATATCGTCGTCCTCGTCGAAATGTGGATAGAATTCACATTCGGTATTGCTATCTTTAGGAGTAGAGAGGATCTTGACCTTTAGCTGGCTTTTTCCATCGTCCCGGGTAACAGGATAGAATACAATGGCTGCTTTAGTTTCGGATAGAACTTTACGGGCAAACTCTTTCAATACAGACTGCATCTTGAGCTTACGCTTATAGACTTTTTTGAACTCGCTGAATCCATCGTTCGGATCTTCGGCTGTTATTGTCATTTCTCCACCAAACAGAAAGGCAACAGAAGTGCGGACAATTTTCTTTGGCAGATTGGTAATGACTTTTGCAACATCTACTGTCTTATCTTCAAGCTTTTTGGGCTTTTCGGCTCCTGTTTCGGGGTCAACTTCTACTTCTGTATCTGAATATACAGCAATCTTTTTAGGGTCCCGATACCCAACTGATTCTTTACGACGGGTTCTGTCTCCATTGTATTCCTCCATATACTCACGAGGATTACGATTTTCACGGGTATCAACGCATAAATCACCTACTATGCTACCGAAATCTTCATTTTTCAGAATATCCTTAATGTCTGGCATATACTTTTTTCTTAAAATATACGCCCTAGAAGTATTTCCTGAAGCGGTAAGATAACATTTCTCAAAATTCATAGGTGTTTTCTCGGATATAGGCTGAATCATTTTGTATTTTCGCAGAGCGAGGCAGAGCAATATCGAATTAATTTTAAATTCGGTATATTATGTTTTGTAGAAAAAATAACAAGAGAAAAAAATTAGGCATAGTCACTCTGTATCTATTGATTCGATTAAAATATTGGATGTATAAAGAACAAGCTAAAAGATACTCAACGATTGAATGGCTATATGATGTAATAACAACACTTTTTTGTTAATAATGAAAACGAGAATTACCCACGTCCAACTTTACGGGTAGTCTTTTTAAACTTCAATCCAAGTGATTCGACAAACTCTGCAAGTATTGTCATGCCATCCGGTGCATCATCATGTGAGTTATCTCCTTCACGCTTGTAACTGGTAAACGCCTTCATGAAACGACCGTAGTCTGATCCTTTAGAATATTCTGTTTCATCAAGAAAAGCACAATGTTTCTTTATCCAGCCGGCTTTCATTATGATACGCGTTTCTTTGTGCTGGGTTGTTGGCCGGGCTTGAATAACACACGATTTCTTTTTAGCTGTAACAAGTTTGCGTACATTGATAGCAAATATACGCCCGCCATTGTTTGATTCAATGCGTAGCTGATCGCACTCTGTATCAATAACCATCTGTGCCAGGCGCGGTTCTGTAACTTCAACAGGATCCTTTGTGAAAAGAACGTCGGTAATGAAATATCTCGGTCCGAATACCTTTGCGAATGGTGCGCAGAAATCATCATCACCTTTATCGGCTGTATCACAAGATCCGAGTGTCCCATCAGGTTTCTTTCCTGCAATATCGGCTAGTTTGAAGCGCATGAGAGACGATTTGGGGAATAGTAACCCTTTGGCCTCGAACGGTTCCTGCATATATTCGGCCATCCAAATACTTTCGTCGGTTTCAGAACGTAGTTCCTGGTAATATTCCGTAGTATGTACATCAGCGCAAAAAGTTTCATCGTTTTCATCGAGAGCTGCGATCCGGATGATTTCATTATACTTGCCGGCTTCTTCCATACGTCCGAGGACATCATTAGAGGACCAGCGAGTACCAATATCAATCATACAGCAGCTTCCCTCAATACGTGAATCGTGTGTACCTTGTTTCCAAGACCATACTTTCTCATTGTTATTATCAGACAACGCATCTTCCAGGCTCTTGTATAAGTCGTCGGTCATGGCGAGCATAGATGCACCGAAGCCGATCACGGTGCCACCAACACCACCACCAAAATAAGACACCTGCCGAGCACCTTCTACATTCCAGCTCTTCACATTCTGTTTATCACCTTTCAGATGAATATCAGGGAATATCTCTTTATATCGTTTCGACTTAACTATATCACGGGTATCATACGAAAGTTTGTTGTATAGAGTATCAGAACAACAATTACGCATTACGGATTCTTCCGGAAAGTGACCGTACATCCAAGCTATGAAAAGAGATGATATATAAGACTTACCGGCACGCGGCGGCATGCTGACAGCAAGACGGTAGATTATACCAGCAGAGTATGATTCATACACACGCATGAACGCTTCTGCGACCTTCTTTAGGAACAGACGTTTAGAGAAAAACTTCGGATCATAGTACAAACAGAACGCCCAAAAGTCTTTCTTTGATATTCGTTTGCGGAGTATGGTAGCAGCCTTTGCTTTACGAATCAATATTTGTCTTTTACTCTTCTTCTTTGCCATCAATTATAGCCTGTAGTTGTTCGTCACTCAATCCTTCCAGTTCATCACCAAGGTTCACATTTGCATCAACTTCTTTTTTGTCTCTCCATTTCTCCGGTTGCCGGTTCTTCAGCCAGAATATAGCGGCTGTCGTATCAGGTGGGTAATGTTCAGTATATTCCTTTGAGTCTGTTATTCTTCCTTCAGATGTTGCAAATTTTGTTGCCTTACAGGAATAACCGATAGCACGATTATATAGCCGAGATGCAACGTTAGCATCCGCAATATTCTTTCCTTTTTTTAGGGACTCAAGAAATTCGGGATAGTCTTTTTTCCATTTGTTTAAGGTTTGCTCTGAAACAGAGAAGAATTCGGCGAGCTCTTTATCTGTTGCACCCAACAAACAAAGCTTTAGAGCTTGATCGGCATACTCTATTCTGTATTCTGATTTACGCCCTCTTTTCTTCTTCTCGGCCGGATTCTTCTTCTCTGTCATAAACTATAACTAACTAAAACTAAAATGAAATAACCCATTCTTTAACTTGAATAATCTTCTATAATCAAAATATAAAGAAGGGCTATCTTTTACAATCTTCTGGAATTATTTGGGGAACAGCATTATTCCAATTAATACTATGATGTAAGCGTTTGTACACGCTTCCCATTGGGCGTATCTTTGTACAAGAAGGAGCATACATAATTGTGTAGAAAGACTTAACATAAGTCCCACTATCCAAATAGATATCAGTCATTCCGCCATTTGATTGTTGGGTTGTTACTTGATTCAGTGAGACATGAGGTATCTGAAAAAACAAATTTCCTCTGCTACCCAGTAAGGTATAAGTGTTTACATCTTCATTAATTTTACCAAAAAACTTAAAAGGCATGTTTGTATCACAGATAAATGAGTTCATAGCTTTCCGTTTAAGTAATTCACCACGAACTATATTATTCTGCTTTCCTCCGATAAAATCTCCTCTTTGAGCTAATGCAACAGCTAAAGCACCTGTTTTATTCTTGAAATCAATTAGAGCATCAAGTACTTTATCAAGATTGATAATGTTTTTCTGCTTCATTTCACCGTATTGATTATAAGTGTATGAGAATTCCGTATAATCATCATCTAACTCAATAAAATATTGGTAGCCTTTTTCTTTTGCTATTTCAAAAGAAGCATTTCTCGCATAAATAATAGCTCGACGATCATTGAAGTTATCACCCTCATCTGTTTCTGATGCTATTTCTTTTTTGTCGAATACATATATGTTCTCGTAGTTTTTGCGATAACGATCTATCTTCAGATCTTCATTATCTAATACTATGATAATATCACCTGTATATCCACATTTCCGTAATGTTTTTACTGTATGTACATTGTCTGGACGCCCATGTGTAAGTATCAATGCAACGAAGCTATTATTTTTCATCATTGCTATAATCCTCCAAATATGAGTCTGACAATTCTTTCTTTAAACAAACATATCCTAGTTCAATAGCTTTATTAAAATCTATAATGACAAGAGCTGAATTTTCCATTAAATTTTGAATGATGTTGTTTGAATGAGCATAAAATTCAGCAATTTTTCCATAATCGAAAACAATGTGCCTTGAAGCTGCAAGCTGAAGAAAATCTTTAGTCTGCTTGTCTAAATTACACCCCTGAATTTGTTTCATCAGACAATTGTAAGTTTCAAGATTATAGAGTTCTGATATTGCCGGTTTATTGCCAGTCGGTGTGTAGATTGGAGATACTATTTTTTTTGTATAAAGATTATTATCTTTCTCATCGTCAGAATTATGGATATCAGTCGAAAGTTCGATCTCGTCTACTGAAAACTCCCAATCATTCAATACATCAGGCGAGAAGTTTTCTATCACTAACTTCCAATCGAATTCAGAAGTATCGGAAGTATGATTATCTGCTAGAGCTAGCAGTTTTCTCTTTTCATCTTCCGTAGATAGGTCTTTGCGCTTAATAACAATAAGCTCGGTACCGTCAGACTCAACAATACGCACTTTGAGTCCTAACTTTTGAGCTTCCTCATACACGCCATTTCCAGCGATTAACACATTGTCACGGTCGGCCAATACGGATCGACCGGCTCCACATTCAACCAGACTTTTGTGGATAAGCCGCTTGTTTTCGTCCCCATGGATACGATAGTTCCGGGGATCAATTGTAATTTTTTCTTTTTCTTCCATGACCAAGGAATTTCAATTAAAATATAGATTCCTTGACTATTTCCTTTTTATTATGCTTGACTGTAAAAAACGTATATATTAGATAATAATTTTTTTATTAAGATAATCAATTATATTATTAATTTGACCAAAGATTAGTGATGGAACTTTTTCTTTTGCATTCCAAATCGGTATATCAAAGTCTAAAATTTGATCACCATCAATACAATTATAAATAGTAGTATACCGCTGACAATCTTTAATTCCTCGTGCAATTTCTCTATAGTACACAATGTCTATCTTGTTTTTTTGAACTTCAAAAATAATATTCTTTTCAAACATAGGAACTAAAACCCAGTATTTACCTATAATCTTCACAAGTTCATCATAAGCAGTATTTACATTAATTTTGTTGAAGTCAATTCCAAATGCTTTCAACAAAGCTAACAACTTTGTACAGTCAGAATCAGAAGTAATATATTTTCCTCCAAGTTTCAGATTTAATTTTATATCTTGCTTTCTTATTAAATTATTGGCTTTACCGATACGTGCTTTTATTATACGCAAATTACTTTCTGCCGTTTCTTTATCATCCATCAATGAAATAATGATACATGATAATAAGTTACAGAGTGTTGGGTATTTCTCCAAATCTCTATCCAATAACACATTGGTAATATACCATTTTATTTTTTCTTTTAATGAATAGATATATTCTTTGCTGTTTGAAAATTTGCTTATATAACCTGTAAAGTCAGTCTTATCTCCATAAATATGGGCATATATCTTCTTGATATTATCAATATCGCAGACTGTGACTATTTTATCTAAGCAAAACTTGTTATCTCCACATGTTTTATCAAATTCAACCGGTCCAGGAGTATATCTATCAAAATGAGCGGAGAAAACATTGAGTATCCTAAAAATGTGAGCAGGATCTATTCTATCAAGATCTTCTATGATTAATACAACCTTTTTTGTCGGATTCTTCTTTTTATATTCTCGAATGATGTCACAAATTAATTGCGAGATAGTATCAAATTCATATATTGAACCTTTTAGTGAGTCGAATTGGGTGATATATGATTCATATGTTTCATCATCTGACTTAAATTGTTTTTTATATGTTGCAAATTTATCCTTTACTTCTTTGAGCTTTTTAATAACATTGCTAATATTAATGTCAATTCCATAGATGTTTATATCCGGGATTATGCTCAAAATATCCAAAAACTTATCTTCTTGATTATTTGTGAAAAAGTAATAGAACAAAGAAGCCGCATTCAATTCTATTTCATTGATATTAATCTCCTCACTTGAAAGTAGTTTAATTAATATATCCCTTTTTATCAATTCAAATATGTCTTTATTATCCATTACTTGATAATTTACAGGATATATCGGAATGAACAGATAATCATTTGAATATTCTTTAATAAAACTACTGATAAAGTAGCTTTTCCCATTGCCGAATTTAGCTGATAATATGCATCTTGAATTAGCGTCAAGATATTGTTTAAAGTCCTTAAGATAAGGTTCTATTGGAATCATATTTTCTTCTGTAGTCATGTCTTTGTTATTTTTTTACCAAAAGTAATAATATTGCAAATTAGAACAATGAACTTCCATTAATTTTCTTTCTAATAAGTTCCTGCACTCCGTTATAAATCTCATATAGTTGTTTCAATGTCTCTGGGCCTTCCCATTCAGAGAAATTGCCATCCTGGAAGAAACGATACTCAAAAACGCGGGTAGCTGTCGTACCAAGGTTTAGGCTTTCGAATGTTTCCCTTACTATGTGCAGCTTGTCTAATATTTCAGCGTTTCGATCTTCTGATTCATCTGAAATATCCTCAATATCTAGCCTGGAATAATCTACATTATCATCCACAGGCAGGGGCTTGTATCTACTCCTATACTGTGAAGTAGGAGAGGATGCGTTTAGCTTTATCATCTTCAAAACAAAGAAATCAAGTTCTGTATAGCCATTTCTTTTTGTCTCAAGTAATTTATCCAGTAACCTGCTTTTCTTTTGAAGGAGCGAACAAATGACCTCATTCAAGACGTCTGTTGCTTCGTCTGAAATACCAGCAAGCCCACAATGATACAAAGAGTAATCAAGCCAGCGTTCGTAGCGTTTAGTTATGTAATTATTTACTGCTTCACTTGCCATAATTTTAATTTTTTAAATTAAGTATGACATAGCAAAGAGAATACTTTAGTGTTTCAGTAACTTACAAATAACAAATGCCGGATTTTTTCTTCAAAATCCGGCGCAACACCATTCTTTTACAAAGATAGAAAAAATATTGAAGAGAAAATTAATTCAGCGAATATTTTAAAAAGGTAATGGACCATCATCTTTAATTTGATTATCTATAGAGAATGGCACTTTGGTTTTAGAGATTGAAGAAGAACCAAGTTTCGTACCGATGGGTTCACCAGGCATGGGAATACATATGTCTTCCTCTGGATTTGAAAAGCGACAGAATTCGCCTTTGAATCGCAATAATATTTCACCTAGTGCACCGTTACGATGCTTAGCAATAATTACTTCTGCCATACCTCGCATATCGTTTCCTCGATCATCTTGAAAAATCTTATAATATTCTGGCCGATGTAAAAAAAGAACCATATCAGAATCATCGCATAATGTACCACTATCACGTAAATCTATTAACTGAGGACGTTTAGCATCAATCCCTTCACGAGATTCAATTGCCCGATTCAATTGCGATGTAATAATAATAGGAATATTCAGCTCTTTTGCTAAAGATTTTAATCTTCTTGTGAAGTAATTTATTTCCGAATATCTATTCTCTGTATATTTGATGTCATTATATAACAATTGAACATAGTCGATAGCAATCAACTTAACACCCTTTTCTTTTACTAAATAATGTGCCTTATTACACAAAATATCCATTTTCATAAGTGGTGAGTCATCTACATAAAGAGGAGCGTCTTGCAGATCTTTTAGTTTATAGTCCAATTGCTGCCACTCATAACAGGCAAGCTGTCCGCTCTTGATTTTCTCACTTGGAATTTCGCAGACATTGGTGATAAGACGATTGACTAACTGCACATTGCTCATTTCAAGAGAAAACAAAGCGACTGGAATTCTGAAGTTGACCGCCATATTTCTTAGCATAGATATAATAAATGCTGTTTTCCCCATTGCAGGACGTGCTCCTATAGTAATCAAATCACCATTCTGCCAGCCACATGTCATTTTATCCAATCTAGTGAATCCACTTTCCAAACCACTTAGTCCATCAGTTCGTGTAGCTGCCTTCTGAATTAGTTTATAGACTTCATCAATCACGGGGTTAATCTGAATACAATCATGTTCCGTATTTAATGAGGATATATCAGTCAGCTTTCCTCTGATTTCCGAAATTAAATCTTCTACATCTTGGGTTTCATCGAATACTTTTAAGCGAATATCTGTTGCAAGTGCAAGTAATTGGCGGGATATATACTTTTGTGCAATGATTCGGGCGTGATACTGCGTTTGAGACGATGATGCTACTTTGCTACTCAAGTGAGTTATATAAGCTGGTCCTCCAATTTTATCTAATTCGCCTCGTTTGCTAAGTTGCTCCTTTACAGTTAGAATATCTATCGGCATTTGATTGACCGCGAGGGTAATTATTGCAGCATATATCAGTTGATGTCGATATTCGTAAAAAGATTCTGGACGAAGAATATCACTTATTAACGCATAAGCCTTTTTGTCAGTCATTAATGTACCCAATACAGCTTTTTCTAATTCAGGTGCGTAAAGAAGGTTCATGTTAAATTGATTATCATCTTCTTGTTGCTGTTTTTTTTCTTTCATGGTTTTTTGTTTTTTTATAATAGTTTTCAAAGATACAATTATCTTCGACTTTTACCTCCGATTTCCACAACATTAAACATTTCGTTAACTCGATCGGCAATATATTCCCCATATTTTAAATGAATCTCTTCCGGAAATAAATTAGTAGTCACGAATGTTGTACAACTTCTCCTGTTGTCGTATCTCATTTGAAGTATGTACTGTATCACATCCATCTCTGTCCCGTAATGCTTTACCTTAGGCTCTCGTCCGACTTCATCCAGACCTAACGCTATTCCATTTGAACCGTCATAACTTAAGATTCCGTCAATGCCTTTCTTGCAATACTGGTTAGCTACGAAAGCTGCTGCCTCTATCGGGAATCCTCCCTGTAGGTAATATCCTGTTTTGTCTTTTCCGTTGCTATACCTGTCATACATCTGTATGATTTTCAATATGCAGGATTTTCCGGTTCCTACAGAACCATATAGCCACAATCCTTTGCTGCGGTCTAAAACGTTCGACCCTCCGATGAGATATAAAAAAATCTCATTCATGATTTCGCGATTTCGATCGTCAACGCAAAAATTTGGGCATACATATAAACAACATCTTCGGAACAAATTCATCGAATTCTTAAAAGCAATCGGGTCATAGCTTGATGGTCCGCACTTTAATTTTTGTTTCTGAATCTGTATCTGTTCTCTTACTTTTTCCATCTTTTTTGTTGCTTAGTTCTAATTTCAACCATCGGGCAAAGTGAGACATCGCGCCTTTTGGCGACTTTGTCGTTTCACCCTCATTTTGTAGTTTCATAAAGAATTGCTTCAAACACTCGTAAAAGGCTTCTATCGTAAATTCATCATAACCGGAAGAACGAGTATTCATCGTTACAGTTTCCGCCCATGACTGATTAGATTTCAGTTCCTGATAGCATTCTTCTAAAGACTTATCGAAAAAACTATCTTCCGGAAACAGCTCTCCCACGCATGCGCGTGAGAGAGTTATAGTCTTATTGTCTTTAGTCTTATTATTAATGTTTACCGTTTTACTTACTCTTTTACTTACTCTTTTACTTACCTCTTTACTTACCGTTTTACTTTCGTCAAGTAAGTAATAAACTGGCGATTTCGCATTCTTCTTACCCGATTCGAAGGTTATTAAACCTTTTTGCTGCAATCTGTTCCTAACTTCAATGACGGTTTTCTCTGATATACCGGTTGCGAGGACGATAGTCTTGTTGGGATGCTCAAACGGATTCTGCCAACCCCGAATATTGCACTCATTCAAGAGATAGAAGTACAAAAAGACTTCGTTCGGGCTGAATTCTACACTTCGATTCATCTTCCAAAATTGGTTTATATAATCTATATAGGTCATTGTATGCTATGCCGTCAGTTTCTGACGTATTAAGTTCATATTTTTTTTCACGAGTCCGATAATACGGTTATGGTACTCGGTATTACTATTGCAGGCTCCACGGGACTGAACAATACTGAATGTTTTTAAATTGACCTCTACGGTCTCAATATGTTTCTTGCCGATTCGAGCAGAAAGAATGAGTGAATCCTTTTCTTTATAATATTTATTTGTAAAGACGCAATGGTGCATGATTTCACCTTCTTGTTGAAACTCTTCAAGACTTTTGAGCGGTACTACGACTATTTTACCATCAGACATTTTTAGGTCAAAGAACTTCGATTTTTCTTTGATATAATTCTCTGCATCCTTCTTGAGTTTAAGCAATTGTTGCATTTCTTTAGCCTTGCGTTCTTTTTCATCATCACGTTTCTTTCTCGCCACATACAAGTCATGGGCTTTTTTTAGATTCTTAGGACAAACGTAATGGGCGTTATGCAGATCCTTACGATAATGTTCAAGTAGTTTCAGATAATCAAACCACATGGAAACATCCTTAATCCGATATTTATTTCGAAGGCAAATTTTAATAGACGGCCAATACATATCAATCTTGTAACGGTGTCCCTCGAAATGATCTATTAATTCATAACGTCTTGCCTTTAGAAGTGTTTCAGCCTTGGGAGAATGGGGAATTATATTGGTAGCAGTAAGAAATGACATACCGCGTAATTTACAATCTATACCCATTTGAATATACTTAGGTCTAAAGACGGAGGCTGGATGATAGCGTTCACAATAAACATCATTACTACAACTGTAATAATATGATCCAACAACTTTATTACGTATCTCCAAATCTCCACACCATCCACAATATCCCGTATTGTTAGCACGAGCTACTACCTCCCGGTTGCCATCATCTTTTATCCAATGTTGCAGTATCTCACGAATAAAATAACGAGGATTCGCTTCTGCCTGATAGTAAGCAATCAATTCAAAGCTTCGGATAACTTGGAATTCTTCACAAATTTCCGCTTTGGCAATAAACATCGATTGTTTGTCTGTACGCTTCCTTGACTGTTCTATCTTCAAGCATGCACCACAATGAGGACAAATAGCACGCTTACGTTTTACAAGTTCTGGAGAGAAGCGCTGCCCGCACTCCATACATATAGCACATGACTTGGTTGCATATCCTATATGTTTTAAACAATCGCTTTTAGCCCAGTCAATCATCATATTCTCAATATTAGGTAGCTGGCTACTTAAACCTGCTACTCTAAGCTGTAATTTCGTTCTTGGCTTCATAAGTCTTCAAATAATAAAAATTGTCCGGAAGGTATTTGCTTTTTCATCCCTTTACGCTTATTAGGGGCAGAAGCAGGCTTTTTAATTTCTGGTTGTTCTGTAGATGCTTCTTTTTTCACATTTCCAGCTGATACCTTATAATTGGTTTGCTTACTAACTTTGATATCATCTTCATCGTAGTAATGAACTGCAAGCCCGAATACTTCATCGTCAGACATGAATACAGCGTTCCCACCGCGTTTTTTAGCTTCACCTATAATGTAATTGCAACATTCATCTATATTCTTATTTTGCTTCGCAAAAGAGGTGGCAAAGAGGGAATCCCTCTTTGCACGTTGCTCTAAATAAGATTGAATAACCTGTTTAAATGATTGGTTCTCTTTTCCCATGACTTTAATTATTAATTGATAAAGGCATTAATAGATAGGTTAAGCTTTTTACTTCTTCGTCGCAGCGGGTAAGAAGTGAAGCCTGCGATGGATCGCTCATAGTGATGGCAATATCTTCCGAAGGAATGTTATTCATCATTTCAATCAAGAAGCTACTTCTAAAGCCGATTTCAATATTACAGCCTGACTGCAGGGTAATCGTTTCTTCTGCAGACTTAGAAAAATCTAAATCATGAGCTGCAATTTTAAGAGAGTCAGAATCGAACTTGAGGACTACCAAAGACGAACTTTCATCACAGAAGACAGATACGCGCTTTAAAGCTGACACAATATCAGCTTTCTTTAATACAGCACGATTTGGCTGCTTTTGAGGAATAACAGCGCGATAGTTAGGATACCGGCCTTCGATCATACGGCAGATTAACCGGTATGAATCAAACTCAAATAAAATATTAGTCTGATTTACCGATATCTCTACTTCCATGCAATCTTCTGGAACAATGTTAGAAAGTACTTTAGCAAACTTGCTCGGCAGGATAAAGGCCGCCCGTTCCTTGCGCGTATAAGCGGATGGATTCTCAATCATTGCTAGGCGGGTACCATCTGTTGCGACAAATGACATTGAATCTAAACCGATATCAAAATAGACACCATTCATTACCGGACGGAGTTCATCATTGGCACTACAGATCAAAACTTGCCTTATTCCGTATAATAAATCATTGCCTGATACAAGAAATGGGCTGGCGGTATCATCCGTACTCATAGATGGGTATTGATCTCCTTTCTCAATAGGTATTGAGAACTTACCGTTTGCATACTTGACAATCAATTCCTTTTCAAGGATGGATATAATCAAAGGTTGTTCGGGAATCTCTTTTAGTCCGTCAAGTAATGTTTTTGCATTAGCCATGAAAGTGTAATTGGTGAAGTCTGCGGTACCATCTATGTTTGTAGAGATGCGTCCACCTTCTTCACCTGCGGTTACTAGAATGACTCCAAATTCATCTATAACAAACAAAAAGTTATCATAGGCAGGTAATGAGTTTTTAGGCTGTATAATTCGCCCGACTGATTTTAGCTTATCTGATAAAGCTGTTTTTGATACTGTAATTTCCATGCGTCATTGTTTTTTGGCGCATAACATAAAGAGGAGATAGGTTTCAGTAATTAAAAGCTATTAAATTGTATAGGAACAACAAAAGCCGGATAAAATCATTGTTTTATCCAGCTCAACACCATTATGTTTGCAAATATAGAGAGAGTTTTTGTATTTGCAAACGTTTCAGTCTTTTTTTTCTTCTTTTTCTTGCAATAAATCCAATACAGCGCGATTTGCCTTGTCGCAAATACTATAATCTATATCAATGTAAATATCAGCCATTTTATAGTCATTGTTCACATGGCCAAGACAGAAGTCGATGTCAGCTTTTGGTACTCCGGCTTTGTTTCTTGCCAAGCTGGCCCAGCTGTGGCGCGCCCAATTAGTAGTAACTTTAAAATCAATCTCTAAATTCAAGCAAATGTCTTTCAGCCCACTATTGATTGCACGCATGAAATTGTTCAAGCTGCAATAGTTAGTATGAAAGTAGGAGAGGAAATACCCTTCTGTATATTTATCAAGAAGTGTGCGAAGTTCCGGTTCGATCTTTACGGAAAGTGGTACCTGTTCGTGATTCTTATCCGTATTCGTTTTTGAACGTGTGTACTCTAATCTTCCACGACGTTCGCACGAAATACTATAAAGGTCGTTGATGTTGACCCCCATCATGTAAAACATCATCATAAATACGTCTCGTGCCATATTAGTTCGTCTTTTATCGGACTGGAAATCTCGAATTCTTAATAAGGTATTGATGTCTATATTCTTTCTTTTTCTTCGATACTCCGGAATCTCTGCCTTTTTAAACGGATCACCAGGTATTCTTATGATATCGAAGTCCTCGTTGTTATAATAGAGTTTGGCTTTGTTGTATAATGCTCTTAAGCCTCTAAGATAATGGCTTATTGTGCCAGGTTCTAGCGGAATACCTGCTGGGCCTGATTGATACAGGTCTTTTATCATCTTATTTAGTAGGAATGAGGTGATTAACTTAATATCTATCTTTTTCCTTTTCGTGTACCAGCATAGAGTATCGATAGAAGAGCTGTACCATTCGGCTGTTTTCTTCTTTTTCGTCTGAATTACTATGTTTTGAGCGAATTCTACGAAGTCTATAAATTCAGCATCAGGAGCGAGAGATTTTTCTATTTCCTCCTTGAGATCCATGCAAGACATGAATTGTGTTCTATCTTGCCCCAATTTTAAATATTCTCTCCGGATCTTCTGGATATACGCATTTATTTCGTATTCTATCATTTCTCCGTTTGTCACTCCCGATAAGATTCTTCCGGATTCGTCCATGTTCTCAGGGCGGATATAATAAGCGGTAGATATATACTGTGACTCTCTATTATGATATATTCTAATCTTTATATTAGATGTTCCATCTAGTTTTATGTGTCTTCCAGTTTGGAAAACAACTGCTTTAAATGTTGCCATATACTGTTTTAATGTTTTTTAAAGGTTTAAAAATGCATTAAACAGCTTGAATCGGGGTTATTTGATAGGAAATTACTTTAATTTCCCCTAAACGAATGTAAATAGAGAAACTTGTTCAAAGATAGTTCAAAGAAATAGCCTCTTTATTTGCCCCAAAACGGGGTATAATTGTGTCTAATTTACATAAACGAAAAAAGCCGATACAAACTGTATCAGCTCAACACCATTCAATTTTTCTTGACTTGAATTTTTCGTCGGGGTAGCGGGATTCGAACCCACGACCCCCTGCTCCCAAAGCAGGTGCGCTAACCGGACTGCGCTACACCCCGCTACTTTTTTGAAGGGTTGTTC